CGCGCCTTTGCTCGTAGTAGTTCACGGCATTGGGATAGTCCTCGACGCTTGCAACGGTCGCGGTCATCGTCGCCCCGCTTCCAGAACCGCCCGAAACAGTGACCGTGGGCGAAGTGTAGTTTTGCCCGCCGTTCTTAACGATAACGGAAGTAATAGCCCCGCTTGTGACCACGGGTTGCAAGACCGCACCCGTCCCCGTTGAATCGCGAACCGTTAATACGGGAACGGTATCAACGGTTTTAAGCGTGCTTGTCTTTTTGAGTTTCGTGCCGTTCGTCCAGTTCCATGACTTTTCCCAATTTTTGCGCCAAATTTCTGAGCCACTAAAAACGGGACGGATTTTAAGATACGGGCTTTCGTAGTTTTGCCCGCCGTTCGTCACACGAATACCCGTAGCGCTTGTCGCGTAATAGTCGACGTAGGTAACTTCACCGATATCGCCATGTTGGACTTCCTGTCTTCTAACGAAAGTCGACGAGTAGATAAGTTCGATACTCGCGTCAGAGCCAGACGGGTCGACTAGCAAAAACTCAAGCTCCATCGTTCCAACGTCTGTACCGAAGTCGATAGGCTTGGCAAAAGTCTGCGTGATGATTTGCTTTTTCTTGTAGACGTAACCCGAGCCACCGTCCGTGACGTTTACCGCAGAAATGCCGTTGACGCGGCTAAAGACGTCATCGTAGCGAGGCGGGGTAATCGAGCTATCCGGGTCGATGTTGTCATCGATCATGACGTTTGCGTCGGTCTCGCCGATGTAGCTATAGATGCCGCCAACCGCACGATAGACGCGATAGTATTGCGCGCCGTTAACAGCAGACCAACCAATCCGAATCGTCGTGCCGATGTTGTAGATGTTCGCGGTGCAGGAGACAACCGCGGAAGGTTGCGACTCACGAAGTCGGTTTTCGTCTAACGCTGTTACCACGTAACTAAAGGTGTAGTTGTTGACGTTGACTTCATCGTCCGCCGCGGTCGCCTTCGTAGCCGATACACCCGTCGGCGCGGAGAGCGCATCATTGAAGTTAATCGACTCTAAGCGCCAGTCAAGGTTTGAGTAGCGTTTGAGTTCGCGCGGCGCGTAGTTTCCGTGAACAAGCGTAATGACATCGTCTTTTTGCGCGTATCGAATGTCGAAAATATCGTCCGCGTCGTACGGCGTCACAATCTCGTAGGGCACGCTCCCGTTCATCAAGGTTTGTCCTTGCGAATGAAATCGCGCGTACTTGTGCCCGAGTTCGATAACGAGCGTCTGGTCGGAACTAAACACGAACGGTATAAGTCGCACCGCTTTGCTCGAGTCTTTGACTTCGCAGACAAACTCGAACCCGGCGCGGTTTTCAACGGGCCCCGTCGGTAAGCAGATGAAGTTTTCGCACTGGCGCAAGCCCGTCAAGAACTTCGGGTCGTCACTTCGCCCGTACATGTCGGGGCTCATGATGCCGCCAGAGAACGACGTCTGCGCAATCTTTGTGATGTCTTGACTAGCCACGGTAGCCTCCCGATTTCAAAATGCCTTCAGGCACGATAAACGTCCGTTGTTGTGCGGCATCTGCCGACTTAGCTTTTTCGAGCGCTTGCGCGTAAAAGGCATAAAGATTCTTCTGCACGTTGATGGCACTCGTGCCTTTGATAATTTGCCCCGCGAGCTTAGAGGCAAGCAAATACGCCAACGCATCGCAAAAGCTCTCAGGCATCATCGTTTCAGGCACGTTCGTGCGCACGTACCGAATCACCGCGTTCGCCGTATCGGTGTAGCAAACGAGCCCCGATTCGTCAGACTCGATGATGAATTGTTGCGGGTTCTCAAACATCCGGTCGTCTGCTTCGCTGATTGCAAGAATGCGCATAAAGTCAGACGGCAATCGGTACGCGTAGCCCCAGCCGTAGACGTCCGTTGCGCTAACCGCAAGCGCGACACGCCGAATCGCAAAAGACCACGGGAAGTCTTCGAGCATCAAGTCCCGACACACCGGATACATGCGAGAGCAAAGTTCTGCCTCAGTCGAAGTCTCTTCTGGGTCAATCGAAGCCATCGTTCCGGCTTCTCCCAAGTAACGCAAGGCCTGATTACAGATATCTACTTTCGTTGCCATTTTTCGTCTCCTTTACCAAAAAAGGGGTTCATAGCGAACCCCTTTCTGGATTACCACCTAAAGCGGCTCGTTACTCAAGCGCGCCGTCTTCTTCAGCGTAGTAGGCTTGAGCGTCCTTGGCATCCGTGATGAACGCGGAAACCTTACCAGCCGCACTCAGCGTACCCGTGACCACAAAGCGCACCTTGAGATACTGCTTGTGTTCGATGGGCATCGGGACGATGATTGGCTGTTCGTTGAAGTCGCCGCTAAGCACAGGGGCAGAGACGGCGCAAGTCTCGAAACTACCGTTCGAAGTCGCGCAATGCTGAAGCTCGACCGCAACCGTGGCGGCGGCGGACGAAGAGTCTTCGGCGAAGTCATCGGTCACGACGGCAACGACCGCAAGCGGCATACCGTTCAGACCCGTGGTGAGTTTCGCCTGACCGCAGTCGATGACGGTGGAGCCGGACGCAGTTGCGGAAACGCTGGCGTTGTCGGCCAAAACGAGCAATTTGTCAACGATCATGATTCTTTCTCCTTAGTCTGTTAGGCCACAGGCGTGCTGTAGGTCTTGAGGATGGAGGACGGAAGCTTGTGAACAGGGATGCCGTCCCAAGTCACAACCTTGCGTCCAGCGACTTCTTCCCAACCGAGCTGCACGTTGCTCTTGTTGCCAATCTGTTGACGAAGCAGCGTGCGCAGCACGGAGTTCATATAGATCGCGCAACCGGCCCCAGGGGTGACGGGGAAGGCTTCAACGCCTTCGATGAGAGCATCGATGAGCTTGAGACCGGACGAAGCGTCGGCCTTAACGGCGGCGATGTCGATGTTTGCTAAACGAATCGCATGACGACGATTTTCGACAGCGATGCCGCAGTCCCAATAGAAGTCGGTCACGACACCGCGGAAGCGCTTGCCGTTAGCGTCATAGCAGTCCTGTTCGCCGCGATCGACACGACGAAAGCCTGCGACGCCGCCCTGCGGATAGATTCCGTGAATCGCAGCAGTGTCCCAATTAATGAGCCAGATGTCTGCAAGACCGTCGGTAGCAGAGCTCGTGCCGCCCATATTGAAAACGGTTTCGTTATCGACCTTGTTGTAGCGCACGCAAAGCCCATCAAAAGATTTCGGGTCTTTTTTGATAGAGCCGTTGAAAACTCGCTCGGCCATCTTGTGCGCAAGACCGATTTGGAAGGCTTTCTCTTGATTCGCGCGCCATTCAGCCGAGTTGCCGTTGAGTTCGAGAATCTTCGAGTCGATTTGAGAATAAGAACTGACCATGCAAGTCGAGTCGATGACTTGAATGCCACCGGCTTTTTCGGGCGAGACACCTTCGTTGTAAGCGCGGGTCTGACCTTCAGGGTAGTCAGTCACAATCAGCGTCTTGTTCGTCGTGCCATTATTGCACGGAGAAAAACGCATTTGGTCAAAAAGCGGCTGCGCGTCGACAATGGTTTGAATCACATTGACAGGCACGTCAGACGAGAGTTTGCTCAAGTCGAGCAAAGTAGCAGTACCGTATGCCATAGTCTTTACTCCTAGTAAGTTAACGGTTCATCTTGGTGTTCGGAAACAGGCTCCGGAAATCGTCGGCTTCAGACGTTGGTGTCTTCGCCCCCGCGGCAACGGTTCGCCCGTCACTAATGTCTCTGCCAATCTGAGCTAAAGCACCCAAGAATTCGCGGTCGACATCGAGGTTCGCGGCTCTGAGCTTTTCAGCAACACGGGGCTTGTCAGCAAAGTAAGCGGCAAAGGCTTTGCCGATGTCGGGGCTTACGTTGTTGACGAACCCGAGGTTCTTATCTTTCAGAGCTTCCTCACGGAGTTGGTCGCGTTCTGCTTGCGACTTGGCTTGTAAACCTTTAAGCCCCGCACTAAGCAATTTTTGCGTTGCGTCTTGCGAGAGATTGAGTTCACGCGCCGCGTCGACCAAAGGCGCGACAACTGTCGTGTCGCTTCCTTCTGGGAATTCAGAAAACACATACCCGTTTTCTGGCGCGCCTAAAACACCGTCGTCCGTCGCTTCGTTGGCGGGCTTTTCAGCAGGTTCTTCTGCTCCCGATCCCGCTTCAGACGTTTCGGCGTCTTGGCCGAGCAGTCCAGAATCGTCAGGGCCACTTACAGCTGGCGCTTGCGCGCTAGCGTCTTGAGCCCCGTCGGTGGCGGCAACGGTCTCGTTTGTTTTTTCGACAATTGCTTCACTCGTTTCCATCGTGTCTGTCTTCCTGTTTCTGTTTGCGTGTCATGATGCTCGTTACCACCGTTGGAGAAGCGTGCTTAGCAAGCATCGCGAACACGTATAAGCCTTCATTTCTCTGACCCTCCGTGAAAGCCATCGAAAGCGCGTTCGTCGAAAACGAACTGCGAAAGAAACCAGCGCGCTCGAGTAACGCGTAAATGATTCGTTGACCGCGCTCGTCAGAAGTGAACCATTCCCAATCCTGAGCTTCTTCGATTTCGAGTCGCTTCTGCTCAGTCTTGACGCTTTCTCGATTCGTTTCTTTTGTCATAGTTGAATTGTCCTTCCCTTTTTTTCCGAGTTATGCACTAGTAGCCCGTCATATTGCCGACGACCTCTTGCAAGCTCTGACCTTCAGGCATCGCCGCGCTTAAGTCTTTGGCAGTTCTTGCGCCAGACTGCGCTTGTTGCATCTGCTGCTGAATCGCCATCTGGCGCGCGCGTTCGTCTCGGATTTCGTCACGCGCTTCATCCGTGCGAACGAGCTCAGGGTCGATACCGAGTCGGTCGGCTAAGACCTTTGCCCAAGCATCAGAGTCAAGGTTATCTGTGACATCGGGCCAGACTTGCGCCGCGCCTGCAATGCTTTGCACGTACTGACTCATCGCGTCCACGTCAGCAGCCTTTTGCGCTTGCGCTAAAACGCCGAGGTATTCGATGTTGAGTCCGTTCTTGATGCTATTGATGTCCGTTTCGCTTGCGCCTTGCATGCTCGTGTCAGCACCGTAGGAGAAAGGCTGAGAGCCGCCGCCGAGTTCAGCAGGTAATGGCGGCAAGCGACCGAACCGAGCTAAGCACTGCAAGGTCGCGGTAATAAGCGGGTCAAGGAGCTCTGCGTGTAAACGCTCGAGCACAGGACCCAAGACCATCATTCGTTCTTTCTCGAGCTTTTCGACTTCGTACGCGGTGCGCCCGTTGCGTTGCGTTTGCTCAAGCATCAAAAAGAGGTCTTTAAAAAAGAAGTTGTTGATTTTGTCGCGTTTGTCGAGGATGCCTTCGCGCGCCGCACGGATGTCAAGCCGCGCTTCAAAGAGGCTCGACACAGTCTGGTTTTGCGTGATGTCGACAAACGAAATGCCGCCCGGGCCGAAGTCAAGCGGATGGCTTACGAAGGACGTCGGCACGGCGAGCGGAGGTTTCACGGCGAGCGCCACCGCATCCTCGTACCACTCGGTCTCCTTCTGAAGCGCCCGAATCGTGTTGAGCGCCTTCATCGCGGGCGACCGTCCGTAAGCTGATAAGGGCGATAGCGTCCACCGCGGCGCAAGCACAGGGAAAGTCGAGAAGCCTTCTTCAAGCAGAATCTTGTCGACGCCTCCCGCGCCGTCTTCAATCGACTCAGCGGTATAGTCCGCGGTCTCCTCGAAGTAGACCGAGCGCCAAGGCATCTCGAGCTGATCGCGCTTAGCGTCATCGATATCAGGACGCGGCTCGACGCAATGCACAATCGTGAATTGGTCGAAGCAATGCGCGTGGTCGCGATACGCTTCACGAATGCGACGGCTCACTTTGTCGATTCCGAACTGCTCGACGCATTGGACGGCGGTCAAATGCAGCTCGCGATACATCGTGTTGACCCTCCGCTCGGAATCCTCTTGCAACCAATACTCGCCCGCAGTCATCGTGTGTAGGTGAATCACGTGGTCGGAAGAAGGTAGCGCAATCATGCACGCCGTGCCGAAAGTCGCAAGCTCAAGGTAAGCGTTATTTAAAGCTTGGTAGACGTTGCTCTTTGCAAAGACCATGAGCATCTCGCGCTGAACGTCAGCAAGCCACTCCTTTACTTCCGTTGCTTCGTCGAGCTTTGGCGAGCGCGTCGTC